CCAGGTGTGTGACCGCGTCCATGCCGATGTAGGCATCCAGCGCGTGCTTCGGTTCAATCTTCGTCAGAGTCATTTGTCATTCCTGGCGAAAGAAGATCGTTTGCGCTTTCTTGACGCCAGTACCGTGCGCCGGAAAGCCAATGATGGCCTTGCGGTCAATGACCGCACAGATCCCACATCGAGCACACGCCATGTCGTCGCGCACGGACGCCGGACAGACACTGACGTGCCGACCACCCGGCGTCTTGAGCGCCTTGGTCTGGTCAGCGGGCAGCAGCACAACCACCGGAGCGATGCCCAGGCTGTAGAGCATGTCGGCGTGCTCCAGTGAGTTGGCCGACAGGTTCACCGCGAAGCCATTGAGGTTGGCGTGCTTGATCGCACGGGCGTTGATCTTGTTCGTGGGGTCATAGTGCGTGAACGCAAACCCACGGCGATTCACGTTGGCCTTCACCAGGGCGCGCATGTCGGGCATGCTGATCTGTGTCCCGTCGCCGGGGAGGTCACCGGCTTGGCCCCAGCGCCACAGTTGGAACTTGGGCAGGTGGCGGATCTGGTCGCAGATCTCAGGCAGGGTGCCACCGCGCTCGCCTCGACTGACGGCATCCCAATGCAGCTTCAGTGGGCCGTATTCGGCGTAGCAGCCGTGGGACTTCAGTGGGCAGGCGTGAGGGCAGGTTGAGTTGCCCGACGTCGTCACGGGGATCGGGCCAGTCTTGGCGTTGCCCGAGACCGGCGTGAAGTGGTAGTAGCTCATGTCGGCTCCAGAAACGACGAAGCCCGCCAGAGGCGGGCTTGTTTGCGGGGTAGGGTGGGTTACCAGATCGGGAACATTCGCCGGTCTGAGAAGTTCAGCGCTCGGGCGCTTCGCTCATTTCGTGAGCTTGTAGTGGGCAGCAACCAGCAGCACACCCTCGGATGGGGTGGGCTTGCTCAGCAGCATGTTGAGGAAACCAACCAGCTCAGTCTTGGTCGTGGGGACGTCGACCTCAGCGGTTGTGATGTCCTTGCGCTTGACGCCGCGATCCGTCAGCTCCTTGCGGGCGCTGGCGCATTCGGCTTGACTCACGCAAACCTTGTTGACTTGCTCGAACTTGGTGCCGTCTTCGGAGACGTCGACTGAGCCTTGGACAATGTAGAGCTTCATGCTGATTCCTTTTGTACTTTTTCGTAGATCGTTTCCAACAGTTGGTAGAGTTGGTTGCCGTCAGCGGCGGGGTGCTGCTGCATCAGATGCTCCAGCACGACGTTGTCTTCAATACCGTCCCAGATCTTGGTGTAGGTGCCGTCCTTGTAGCCGTGACGTTGGCGGAACGTGTTCAGGACGTTCTTGGCGATGTAGAAATCGTACAGCTGGTCGAAGGTGAGGCCGATCAGCTCACAGATCGCTGTGAAGGCGGGCAGGGTATCGTCACCAGCAGCGGCTGCTGCGGCCAGTACCTCGACGCGCTCGCGCAGTTGCAGGTCGTCGACACAGACGACTCGGTTCTGATACACCACGATGCGGCGCCCACGGTCGTGCATACGCTGGATCATCGCGTCGGTCAGTTGACCGATGTTTACTTCGTTCATCCCCTCAGCGTGTTGAGACAGGATGAAGTGCCAGATATCGACCAGCTCGATCTCGGCTTGGCCATAGTTCGGCTCCTGCTTCTTCCACCACTTCCAGCCCAGGTGCTCCAGCAGCTCAGCCGCTTCAACCCAGATGGCTCTAGTCCAAGGATTCTTGGATGTCTTCCAATCGGCATTGATGATGCGGTTGAGTCCGTCCTGCGTGCGCAGCATTTCCTGTAGCTTGTTGACGTCGACGTTCATTGATAAGTCTCTCTTTCTGCTTGTTGCGCTTGAGTAGGGGTGCCCAAGCGATGAAGTTGGAGTCGTCCGTCCACTGACCCATGGTGGCTGCGCCATCACGGTTCAGCAGCTGGAGCTTGGTGCCGCGTGGAGCCGGAGGGTCACCCGCTTCGGGGTACTGCCACTCCGGGTCCGCGCTGGCGAGGTAGCCAGCAGCGGTCTGGTTCATGACACGAGCGCGGCCCAGCTGACTGGGTACAGAGGTGCGACGTGCTGCTGGATGCCGCGAGCGGTCTCTTGGGCTGCGAGCTGGGCGTGACCGTCCAGGCGTTGGTTGCCCACGCGAGCCCAGAAGGCCAGTGAGCCTGTCCACACCCACTCGGTCATGGTGTTGAGCGGCAGCACAGAGCGTGCTTCTTCAGGGGCCACGCCACCACCGAGCAGCTTGTTGTACGCCTCCAGGGCCACCTCAGTGCTGTGGGTAGCGATGTGCTGAGCGATGCCCTGCTGCGCAATAGCCTCACCGCTGCCTTGCTTGACGTTCTCGGGGCGGGTATGCCACTCCTTGGGGAACCAGAACTCTGGCTCGTCGCTCACGTAGCGGCGGCTGACTTCGCTCCACACGCCACCGACCTGATGCTTGACCATCTGGCGGGCGATGAAGATCGGAGCCTTAATGCGCAGGCTGACGTGCGGGTGAGCGAACGGAGCCCAGTGCTGGGCAGAGTTCTTGTACTGCTTGAGCATGGCCTGTACTTCACTGCGGGTCTCGGCACGCAGGAACTTGTCGGCCAGCTCGTCCCACTCCTCGGTGCGAAAGCCCGAGGCCAGGAAGCGGATGAGGTTGGCGTCGGCCTTCTTCAGAGAGCCGTCCGCTTCCCAGTCGCTCTCTTTACCGAACGAGCTGCGTGCAGCGTTCACCACGGACAAGTCCGTGCCCATGTGGTCGATGTAATCAACCTTGATTTGTGCTTCCTTCAAGGAGAGCCTCCATTTCTGTAGGGGTGATGATGTTGATCGGCGTCTCGATGGCGGGCATGCCCACCAGTTCGTCGCTGTCAGTCAACTTCGGGAATGCCACGACTGGCTGATAGGCGTGGATCACGTAGCCCTCGGCCTTGAGCCTGGACCACTGGTGGTTGACCTGTCTGATCAACTCACTGCGTGAGCTATATGCGTTGTCCGCGAACGTGCCCCACAGGACGTGGCCTTGCGGGTCGTGGGCGACGTACACACCTTTGGCATGCCAGTCGAAGGTGGTGTAGGTGCTATTCATTGGTGACTCCGAACTTGCGGTTGATCTCGTCGACCACGAACGCCTTGCTCTTGCGTTGGTAATAGATGGCCACGGCGGCGAACGCCACACAACCGACCGTGTTTCCGACCCAGCTAAGCCAGCTGGGTCTTGCGTAGATAGCCCACGCAGCGCCGATCCCGTAGAGCACCGCGATCAGTGCGCAGATCCGAGCCAGCATGCGTAAGCGACGAATGAGGGTGACGACGTGGTTGCTCATGACATGTCCTGCGGCAAGCGGTGAGTCTTGTAGCCAGGGAAGCGCGGCAAGTCCTTGACCCCGTGGATCATGTGTTGGAACTTGACGATGTGACCCACGATCTTGTGTGGGTTGTTGAACAAGTCGACGGCCTCGGCGATGGTCATCTCGCCGGGACTGACTGTGATCTCCAAGCCCTTCTTGAACAGGATCGCGCCTGTCAGCGGGTGCTTGAAGTCAGCCAGCAGCGTGCCCTGGATGGAGCCCACCTGACCGTTGGGCACCTTGCCTGCCTTGGCGCTTGAACGCTTGGTGCGGCCCAGGGTGCTCTTCTCGGCCTCGTTCTGGTTGCGCTCGCCCTCAGTGATACCGGTCACCAGGATCTCGGCGTCCGCCCACGGCTTGACGCGCCAGAGCTGCTGACCCTTCTTGGTAGCACGGCCCTCTTTGTAGAGAGCGCGAGGGTTACGCGTGATCGTGCCTTCGTAGCCCTGGGCGGCGAACTCATCAATGGCCGCTTGCAGCTCCTGCAAGTTGTTGACCACACGGTAGGGCACCAGGGACAGACGTGGGTGGTCCAGGTAGCGCAAGCGCTCAGCCAGAGCGTGATAGCGCATCTCGTAGGGCAGGGTGATCGTCAGTGGTGTCAGGTAGTCGAACAGCCACCAGTGCAGGTCGGCCATCTCAGTGACACCCTTGAATCGGCCCATGGCACCTGTGGTCTTGCTGCACAGACGGTCCGTGCAGTTGGGTTTGTTGCCCAAGGTCATCTCACCGTCCAGGCCGACGAAGGCTGGCTGGCTGAAGTAGTCAGTGATGAGGTAGCCCTCGAATGGGTCCAGGCTGCGGCCAGTCAAGGTGCCCTGGAGGTTCAGTGAGCGCACGCCGTCGATCTTGGGCTGTACCCAGCAAGGGAACTCGACGATCTCGAGAATGGCGTCTTCTGCGAGTTGGGGTTTGATCTTCATTTCTTCGCGGCCTTCTTAGCTGGGGTTGGTTGGCGGCTCTTCATGACCAACTGCAATGCGCGCTGGGCCACGATGTCGCCGGCTTTGGCGAGGTTGACGACTGCACGCGACGCGGCTTGTGCGTGTCGGATCTGACGTGCAGTTCCGACGGCCAAGACATCCGCTGTGGTGCGCTTGGTTACTGGGTCGTAGACCCAGCACAGCTGCCAGCCTTGGAGAGCGGCTTGGCTGCTCTCTTTTGTCGTAAGCAACTCGAACATAGATATACGATCGGTGGGTAAAGAAAAGCCCGCGAGCGCGGGCGTCCGTTGCGGCCTCCGGGGTCATGTTTCCTTACCTGCCGCGCTGCTTCTGTCTTAGCTCCGAAGCAACTTGGCAATCAAGGCAGCGATAGTACCCAAGGCTGATTCTTTTTTCAGGTATGGGTTCTCCGCATCCGCATGTGCCGTCAAACCCTGACGGCATAGGCTCTTGGTTTCGGCATTTTGCAACGCCTTCCAAGATTGCAGCTTGCTGGAGCTTTTCAGCTCCGATTAAGTAATTCTCGTCCATATCAAGCCTTTGTGAGACTCGTAATCAGGTCAGCAAGTTGTTTTCTTGGGACGACACGCTGGCGGAACTCTTGTGCGGTATAGGTGGTATCCCAGGTGCAACCAGGGAACCACACACCGCCGTCTTTGCTACCTACGATCACACCCACGTTGCGGCCCTCCGCATGACGACTGCGGAGCCATTCCTGTTGGAGCGCACTGATCTCGGGCGATTTACCGCCGATCAGATCAATCACCGTCCCGTCCCGCTTGGGGATGACGATGAACTTGTACTCAACCCACAGGTCTTTGCCGCCGCTGTACCAGACGTCAGCGATGCCGCCGTTATAGACGTTGTGGTTCTTCATGTGGTACAGCTCCACCGGTATGTGCCGGTGGACTGAACCGATGAAGGTGTTCTCCGGGCCTTTGCTCATCGCTTCTTTTGCTGCGGTGTGGCGACCACTGCCGGGGCGGGGATGAGCGTGTCGGCGACCAGCTTGATGTAGCCGTTCACGTCATGCCAGGAGTCGTGGTAGTTCGGGTCGCCGTTGAGAATGCGCCCGATCTTGTGGGCGGTCATCTCAAGGGCTTCCTTCTGGTCGTCACGCAAGTCTTTCCAGCGGGGGGACTCGTGCATGACCTTCTTGAGGCCCTGAGTGATCTTGGCGTGGCCAGAGAACTCACCGTAACGCGTGCCGCGCTCGGCCAATGTTGTGTCGATGTTCTGGCTCATGCTTTGGCCTTGACCTTCTTGCCGAACAACTGGGCATGGATCGCGCAGACGGTCTGAGCCTGATGGTAGGCATCAGCCAGTGCGTTGTGCTTGACGCCGGAGAATGGGACCTTGACGGCCTTGGCTCCTGGCAGGTTCTTGTATGTGCGGAAGCAGCGGTTGTTCCAGAACTTCCATGGGGTCTCGATCTTGAGCTGGGTGTAAGCGTGCGCCAGCATAGGCAAGTCGAAGTCCGCGCCATTGGCCCACGGGCTGTAGTCATCCGTGCCGATCCAGTCACTGAGTTCAGTCAGTGCGGATTCGATGGTGACCTTCTCTTCGTGGTACACGCCTTGGGCTTCAGGGCCTTGCTTGAACCACCAGATCATTGTGTCCTCGCTGATGCGACGACCCAGATCCAGGTTGCTCTCAACCGAGACGGAACGGTAGAAGCCTTGATCATCAATCTCGCCAGTTTCGAGGTTGAATTTCACTGCGCCTACGCTGAGGATCACCGCATCGGCAGTGGTGCCTAAGGTTTCTAAGTCAAGCATTATGTCTTTGGTCATTTGCTTTGGTATCTAGGGTCGAAGAAAAGCGGACCCGCAGGCCCGCTTGCGCGTGGCCGAGATTTAGGCTTCGGCGGTTTCGGCCTTCACTGGCTCCAGAGCGGCCAGCTTCGAGGCGATGGAAGCGCGGCCCTTGTCGGCAGCGGCAGTGGCCTTTTCCAGCTTCTTGGCGGCAGTGTCCACAACCTTCTGAGCGGCAGCAACAGCCTTGTCAGCGGCTTTCTTGGCGTCGGCCAAGGTCTTCTCAGCAGCCTTGTGGTCGCTGACGAACTTGCCGTGCTCGGCGTTGACGGTAGCCAGAGCAGTCTTCAGGTCAGCCTTGGCGGCTTTGACTTCAGCTTTGGACAGGACTTTTTGTGCTTTTGCCATGGTATTTCTCCTTTAGTTGGCGGGAATAAATAACTTCGTTGAGCCGAACGGCTCGTTGAATGAGTCGGTCGATCAGGGATTTCCGACGTAAGGTGGCGCTCTCAAGATCGAGAGCAGCCATCACTTCTTCTTGTGTCAGTTCGCTCAGTACCCCTTTGAGACTTGGGTAAGAGGCCAGAGCTTGATCGAGGTACCACTTGCGAACTGCCATCACATTTCCTTAGCGGCGTGCAGTCGCAGTCTTGCGGGCAGCAGGACGGGCAGCAGGCTTGGACTTCGCTGGCTTGTCTTGGCCGAAGCTGGACACGTCAGGCTCGACAGCCAGCAGCTCCTTAGCTTCGTCAGTACGGGCGAAGTGAACTTCCAGGTTGTCGTTGGGGCGTGGGTCCGTGAACATAGGCTTGAAGAAGTCTTCGTTCGGGTCCAGCGACACGGTGGTCACGACAGCCACAGGAGGCATCTGGAAGGTACGCAGCACGGAGCCGACGTAGCCGTCGAAGCCCTTGATGGCGGTAGGGGGCACACTCAGCAACCACAGGGGTGTGTCTGCTTCTGCATCAGGTGGCAACACGGCCAACAGACGCGAGTTCTTGCAAGCCTTGCCAGCGCCGGACGAGCCGAACTGGTTCATCGGGCAAGAGCCGCAGTCGTCGCACTGCTTGTCTGGGCTGTTCGCGCTCGGCACCATGCCCTTGGGCTCTGGGTGGATGGCGAAGCAGTTGGGTGGGACGATGTTGTCCTTGTCGTATGAGCCCTCGTAGTACGCGTTCATCGACGCGAAGTCAACGACCACGACGTCCAGGGATTCAGCCTCGGTGCCGTCGGGCAGGATGAACTTGCCCTTGCTGTAACGGATCTTGTTGCCGGTGGCAGCGCCGATCTTGTTGGCTGCTGCTGCGGCCTGGGCCTTGAGCTGCTCCTGGATGGAGACGATTGCGCCGGAGGGCTTCTTGACGGCGACAGCGGTGCCGGTCTCAGCTTTGGCGGTCTTGGTAGCGGGGGTCTTCTTGGCTGTGGCCATGATGATGTCCTTTTGGTTAGGAGGTGGCGCGCAGGTTCAGGCGCTTCTTGTTGAACGGCTGGACGCCGGGAACTTTCTTGCCTGCGTCCAACAGCTCGCGGTAGGCGGGGTCAGAGACGCGGCGCTGCAACATGTGCAGGAGCTTGTTCTTGAGGA